TGCCTCGTTGGTTGATGGATCTAGAACAGGATCAAGTGGAAACACTGGTAGCCCACCGAGAAGCCGTGCTTGAAGATGAAGCACGACATCAATATGACAGGTTATTTGAGGCCCACAATGAGCAATAGACCAGGACCAAGGCCAGATCTTTGGATTAGTGGTCCAGATCCAAGAGATCATGTGATGCACACTGCATGGAATAGACAACGGTCACAGGCCAGATTCAGATCAGAACCATGGAATCTCTCGTGGCCAGAATGGCGTGAAATATGGGATCCACATTGGGAACAAAGAGGTAGACATCCGCACAATGTATGCATGGTAAGAATAGATTCAGACCTAGGATGGAGCAAGGACAATGTGGAAATTGTAAGCAGACTGGAACAGTTGGCACGACAACCTCAAAAACAACCCGGCTATACTCGTCCTCAACGCACAAAAAGCGGCTGAGCCAGCAGACTGGACTCTGCTCGACCCAGCCTATGCCGAATAACCGGACTTTGATATTTAACAATAAATAAAATATAATATGCACACCTTCGGAGAAACAATTATATGGCTACTATAACCACAAGGTCAGGTAAAGGAAGTGCGTTAACGCACAACGAACTTGACACAAACTTTACAAATCTAAACACGGACAAAATAGAAACCGGCAATATACTAGCCGGCACAGGCGTTGCAGTCTCAGTTGCCAGTGGCAATGTCACAGTCAGCGCCAACAGCACTGCAGATGTTACCTACAATAACGTAACCGCAACCACAGAATTTATTGGTGCACACAATGGTGTTACACAGATTGATGCAATAGCAAGTGTGAACCTAACAGAAGGTGATGCAGTCTACATAGATGGCCTTTCAGGCAACACACCAACAGTGGCATTGGCAAGAAGCAATAGCTCATCAACTATGCCAGCATTTGGATTGGCGGCGTCGACGGTAACTGCAACAAACGCAGTAAAAGTCATTGTCAGTGGTGAATTAACTGGTTTAGATGCAGCCAACTTTGGTGAAACTGGTATTACATTTGCTCTAGGCGATACTGTTTTCGTAAGTGCAAGCGAAGCAGGCAAACTAACAAATGTTAAGCCCACAGGCGAAGCCAATTTGATACAGAACATTGGTAAAATTGAGCGAGCAACACCAACAACCAACATCTCAATCTTGGTTGCAGGAGCAGGCAGAACTGCGGCTACACCAGCATTGAACGATGGCAACATTTTTATTGGTAATGCAAGCAATGAAAGTTCAACAACACCATTTGCGATCTCGTTAGACGCTACACCACAACTAGGTGGCGATCTTGATGTAAATTCAAACTCAATTGTAAGTGCAAGCAATGGCAACATCGACATCACACCCAACGGCACAGGTAGCACGAACCTAACCAGTGCAGTTTTGAAAACATTTTCAGAAGTGGTTAATGATATTGGCACAAGTTCAGGCACAATTACACCAGATATTGCCAACGGATCAATCCAAAAGATTACACTAAACGGAAACATGACATTCTCCAGTATAACAGGCATTGGTGCAGGTGACAGTTTTACATTGATAGTGGTGCAGGATGCCACAGGCACAAGAACACTAACATCAACCATGAAATTTGCTGGTGCCGCTAAAACATTGAGCACTGATGCAAATGCCATTGATGTTATATCGGTGTTCTATGATGGCACCAACTACTATGCCAGCCTAACCTTAGGATACGCATAATGCCGTTTGCCGCAAGAGGGGGATTTTTCGCACAACCAGCCGCGGCCGCAGGTGGCAGAAGAGAGGGTGCAGCAGATACCAACAGTTCACTAACTTGGACTGCCAATGCAGGTTCGACAACCAGTTCAACCTATGCAAAATATGGTAGCACCAGCTTGTATTCAAGCACAACAACCAGTGAAATCTACACTGCAAACAATCCAGGTATTATGAACTATGGCACTGGTGACTTTACACTTGAGTGGTATATGTATTTCGACACACTTGTTGGACAAAGTTCAAGTTGTGATGTTATGAGTAATGATACTGCAGGTGGATTTGGATTTAGATTGGCAAAACAATATAACGCGGAGGGACTCAGCACAGGTGCTACTGCTAAATGGCTCAATATCTTTGCTAGAGGCCAAGCTGATCTAGACCGTTGGGATATTTCCACTGGCACAAGTGGTGACTCAACCTGGCAAACAGGCAAATGGTATTACTGTGTGCTACAGAGAAAGAGTTCCAACTTGGCATTCTGGCTTGACGGTGTGCTTAAAACCAAAGTCGATGGTCCAGATGGCACAGGAGACAGTAGAAACTTTGCGAGTAGCACCGCAAGTTCAGATATTCAAATCGGAACTGCTGATGGCAGCAATGGTGTGAAGTTCTATACAGACGAATGGTGCTGGAGTAACTCATGGCGCTATGATGATTCTGGTGATATAGCGACACTGCCAAGTGAGGCATTCACAGTTGATGAATTCACTGACCAATTGATGCACATGGAAGGCACCGATGGCGGAACTTCATTCTCAAATGACACAGGTTAAGGAGAATTTACAATGTGGCATAGACTAAGTGTAGGAACAAGTGACGGCGAATCATGCGGATACCAATGGAGAGACATTGATCAAGACTTGTTTACAGACATAGCATCAGGCAACCGACCTCAAGCAGACACAGAAGCACAAAACAGAGACAGCTCCTCTGTAGATGCAAATTTTCAAGACAGAACAATGTATTATCTAGGTGTTTGGGACCAAGATGTTAATGACTGGACTGACGATGTTGCAGACCCAGCTAGTGCTTATACAGATTGGGCACAAGAAGGCCCTGGTGCATGAGTATTGGTGCAGAAAAACGAGATCTAGAAGTGCATGTGGACCTCTGTGCAGAGAGATACACAAACTTGATAAAAGACATCAACAAATTAGAAGATCGCATGGAAAGAATGGAAACTATGGTCCAGGATATTCATGCAAGAATCAGCAAGCTAGATCATAAACAACGAGATCAATGGGACCGAGCAAGAGATGTCACCATTGGTGTGTTGATTGCAGTGGTTGCTTGGTTGATTCAACAACAGTTATCATAGGAGAACGCAAATGGCATGGCCAACAACAGACATCGGCACCACACACATGGATGCAGGCACTGACAATCCAGCATTGGCTAGAGCTGATATAAAACAGATGGCTGACAATGTCAATGCAATACAAGACATGGTGTCAATGACTGGTGCACAACAAGATGATGTGCTCAGCTACAATAACTCAAACGACAGATTTGAACCAGTCAGCATTGATACTATTGTAACAAATAGCAATCCACCCATGATCATGTTGTATCCTGCAAACAGTTATGGCACAGAATACCAAAATGGTGTTGAAGATTACAACAAAAACCTTATATTTACTGAAGTCGATGATCCCAACAATTTGTTTTCACAAGATGCTACCACAGGTGTATGCACATTTGCTTCGGGCACATACCTTATTGATTGGGGACCAATGGAATCTGCACGTTGGCCTGGCTACTGGGCGCCTTATTCAGGAACCACGCCCATAACCACCAATAACACAAGTGGAACCATTATGACTGATGGATATGAAAGGTTATCCCAACTTAGCACTAGTGATCATATTACACTAGTAAAAAATCTAACTGAACAGAAATTTGATACCAACTCATATACCAATTGGGCATTAGTTTCTAGTTCTAATTTTAGTAACGGTCAGCAAAGCCCAATGCAAACAGGCCTTATCAAAATCTATAAGATAGGTTAAGTCCACGATCAACAGGACTCAAAACAGTTGAACCAAAAACAATTTGACAATTAAGGAGAAATATCATGTCAGCAGCAAGTGATTATCTAGAAAAAGAAGTTCTTGATCACGTATTAGGTGAAGGTGCAAGAGATTTCACATCACCCGCAACACTTTACATTGCACTGTTTACCGGTGACACACAGTTGGAAACAAACAATCCAACTTTGGAAGTATCAGGTAACAATTACAGTAGAACAGCAGTCAGCTTCAATGCGGCAGCAAGTGGATCAGCTACCAACGATGGTGCCGTTACATTTCCAACTGCATCAGGTGGTAACTTTGGCACAATCACACACGTAGCAGTGGTTGATCATGCCTCAAACACCAACTGGGGCACAGGAGTAAACGTATTGTTCTATGGTGCACTAAGTGTAGACAAAACAGTTACAGACGGAGATACATTCCAAATTTCAGATCAGCAATTAACAATCAGCTTGGCATAATCTAGCCACAGGATCCGTTAAATGGCCGTTCTTGAAGGTTCAATCACCAACTATGTAGACCAGGAATATGCAGAGAACCAGAACGATTATGTTCTAGGCAGTGTTCATGCAGAGGTCACAGTGACTGCGGTTGCATTTGGTAATCTGCTACTAGGATGGGTAGACAACTATGTTGCAGATGCCTATGTTGAAGATCAAGATGACTATGTTCTTGGTGTATGGCGCACTCAGTTCACACAGGTTACCAATGGTGATTTTGCCCCTATTCAAGAAGGCACTGCTTCGATCGCGTCTAGTTCAACCCTCACTTGTGTGGCTACTAATGCACTAAACCTAGCAGGTGCAGACGACTATGCTTGGACAGACACCACAACCTGGGACCAATGGTTGCCCTATGAACATTGGGGCACAGACAGTGGACAAGATCTCCACACCTCAATCTCAGTAACCGCAAATGCCAGCCTAATTCTAGCAAGCTATGGTAGCTTGGAAGTTAGATTTACTGTTCCTAATATCACTGCAAAGAACAACGTAAGAGACAATCCCGCTTTTGGTGGCGTATTCTCACAAACCGCAATAGGAAGTTACAGACACTTTGGTGTGAGCTCACCTGTTGCACAGTTCACAACTGCACAGAGTGCTGAAGTAACTGCAGATGCCGCAGGCACTCTCGCAAGTGCATTCACAGTTGTTGCACAAGGTTTAAGAGTAGTTCTTGGCACCAGTTCAATTACTGCGACGAGCACTGTATCAGCTATAGCTGATGTTGCTTTTAACAGTAGCGACATCACGATGTCAAGTGAGTTCACACAAATCACCCTGGGCACCAAATTCATTGAAGCCGACGGAACATTAGGTTCGGCGTTCTCACAAACCACAGTAGCAGGAGTAACTGCTGAAGCCGTATCTGACATGGCGAGTGCATTTGCACAAACTGCAGGTGACGCAATTGTATTTGTAGGTGATCCAGACCCAATAGAGTTCGTTGCAACTGTTACGCAAACCAGCACAGCAATAGTTGGGCAAGGAGCAGTTACCATACTCACTGCAAGCCTCGCAATGATTGCTCGTGCAAGAGTTGAACATGAAGCCGAGGCTAGATTTGAAGCATTTTACACTCAGCTCACCGCAGGTAGAGAGCTACAGAGTGATCCATATCGTCGTCAGACGGTGGCCCAAGAAACAAGAATCTGTAAAGTTATACCAGACACAAGACTGCTGACAGTGGACGGCGAAAGCAGAGTCTTGCATTTGCCTGTGCCACCGCTAAACGCAACAACACTAAGGAGGGTCGCATGACTCAATTAACAGGCTTTCGTAAAGATAGAATAGGAAGCTATATCGAAAAAGATCCACAAAGTTATTTGGATTACAGCATGGATTGGAGTGATTGGATGCCCACAGGCGATCAAATCTCAACCAGTTCGTGGACCGTTGAAACCATCTCAGGTGATCTGACTCCATTAACCACAGATCAAAACACAAAGAACGCCAGCACCAGTATCACAACCGTATGGTTAGAAGCAGGAACGGCTGGAAACAACTATGAAGTCACCAACACTATTGTTACCGACAATGGACTCACAGAAGAACGATACTTTCGTGTGTTTGTGAAAAATCGTTCGGCGTAAGTGAAACAATGACTGAACAAGTTCGAATGACAAGACGTAGAAAAACTCCCCCTCCAACTGGAACTTTGGAGGTAACAGGCAGGATTGTTGGCCGCAACAAGCGTGTGGTTGATCCGCTACAGGTAGAAACCTATGCACAATTAGGTTGCAAAGAAACAGAAATCGCTCGACTTGTTTCAATAGACCGCGATAGTTTACGTTATAATTTTGCTGAAGAATTAGAAAGAGGCAAAGCCAATTTAAAAATGAGTCTAAGACGTAAACAAGTTGAAGTTGCTCTTACTGGCAACGTTGCAATGCTAATTTGGCTAGGTAAAAACATACTTGGACAAGGCGACAATGGTAGTGCAGGAGAAGAAACAGAACCATTACCATGGTCAGAATCTGAGCTAGAGTAAACTGTGTTAAGTGAAGCTCAAAAAACCATAGCTCGTGACCACACACGTTTTAGAACAGTGGTAGCTGGACGTAGATTTGGTAAAACGCATCTTGCACTGCGTGAATTGTGCAAGTGGGCCAGTGAACCAGGACAAAAGGTGTGGTATATCGCACCAACCTATAGACAGGCCAAACAAACAGTGTGGGAACCACTGAAAAGACGCTTGAGAGAACTGCGTTGGACACAAAGAACCAATGAAAGTGATCTCACAATTGAATTGGTCAATGGGAGCACCATAAGTTTGCGTGGAAGTGATAACGAAAACAGCCTCAGAGGCGTGGGATTGAATGGAATAGTGCTAGACGAA